ACCGGCTGGCAGCGGCAAGACCTGGATTGCCGCGAGCATTATCAAGCATTACGCAACGCTGAATCCAACGTGGACGTTCGGATGGACAGCACCGACCGTTGAAACCTGCCAGCAGGGTAGAGTTTCCTTGAGGGTTGCCGGTGTACCGGATGAGAAGGTGGACATTCGCTGTCCGCACGAATCTGTAGACTTCAGCAAGAAGCAGCTTCTCATTGTCGATGAAGCAAAGAGAAGTGCCGCGAAAGTTCTGAGAGGAATCATTGAGTCCTGTAACGGCGCGCGTTATGGCTTCGATGCGACTCCATGGTGCGACGATGAAGAGCGCAATGCCGTAACGCGAACGCTCTTCCACAACCGCACCTACGAAATCAAGCGCAGCGACATCGGCGATTCATTGGCCGACGCTTACCTCGAAATCAGCGATGCTACCGACCTCAACATCCATCGGAAGATCGATGACAACATCGACCGACTGTTCACCACGCGCCGTCGCTACATGCGGATAAGTGACGACGAATTGAAGCGCATGTGCGCCTGGGAATCGCTCGTTGAAATCGGCATCTGCGAGAACCGTGAGCGCAACGATTACGCCATAAACTACGCGCTAAACCACCTCGACATGCAGACGCTCATCCTCATCCCTCGCATCACGCTGGGTGAGGACTACGAAAAGCGCATTCCGAATTCTCTGCTCGTCCATTCCAAGATTGCGAAGAAGCAGCGCAAGGCGGCGATGGAGGAGTTCAAGGCCGGTAAGCTGCGAACCATGATTGCCACATCACTGGCCGACGAAGGGCTTGATCTTCCGAATGTCGAACTACTCATCATGGTGAGTGGCGGTCGGTCATCACAGAAGACAATCCAGCGAGCGAGTCGCGCACTGCGGAAAACAGATTCCAAAAACTGTGCGACAATCGTGGACTTTTCTGACAAGTTCCACCCCATCGGAGCGTATCACGCGAAAAAGCGCATGGCATGCTACCGTCAACTCGGTTGCGTCTTCCTCCAATGAGTGCATCAATTACAACGACAACAAACGAAACAGCCACGCCCACAGAGAACGTGGTTTATCTGATCGGCGAACTTCGAGGTATCAGCCGTCAAACAGAAACCAAAACAGGTGCGCTTATGGTGCGCCGCGTTATATCCGTCGCTCGCCATTGGACGGATGCGGATGGCCGATTCCACGAAGACTTCGATGAGTTCGAACTGTCCTCATGGGGACAAGTGGCTGAGAAGATTATGGAAGTCGCCAATGGCGCGCTGGTGCGTGTCAAAGGCCGTGTGAAGGTTGAGAAGTGGAGCGATGGCGGTGACACGAAATCAGCCGTTCGAATCGCTGCCGAGAACGTCACTATCCTTTGTTACTGAGCGAATGAAAAATCCTCACATGAACAAAAAAATTATCCATCTGCTATCTGGCGGACTCGACAGCGTAACCATGATGTACGACCTGTTGAATCAGGGGCATCAACTTCACGCGTTGATGTTCAATTACCAGCAGCGTCACAGCCAAGAATTGTTGTGCGCCAAGTATCATGCACAGCAAGCCGGAGTATTGTTTACGGTTGTTGATCTACCTCCGCTTGGAGGACTGACCGAGCAATCGTGGGTTGTTCCTAACCGCAACGCGGTGTTCTTGAGTGTGGCAGTCAACCTCGCTTGCAAGTCTGGATCTGACACCGTCACGATTGGATGCAACAAGGACGACGAAGAGCAGTTCCCAGACTGTCGGCGTGGATTCATTGAAGCGATGCAAAAGACAGTCAACGAATCTGGTTACAGCGTTGAAATTTGCGCTCCATATCTCGACAAGCGAAAATGGGAAATTGCTGGACTCGCCAGAGATATGGGAATCAACGGATCCAACATTTGGACTTGCTACAACGGTGGGTTGAAACCCTGTGGAGTATGTCCCGCTTGCAAGAAGCTCAAAGATTCTGGCCTATGATCGTGATGTTGGATACATCCACAGACTTTGATCTGTGCGAGAGCGAATTGGGAGTAAAGGTTGAGCAGTTGTTCACTCCGCTTACGGGTCTGAACCCAAAGCGTCCAGAGGGTCGATTTGGAATCGACAACGGAGCTTTCAGCAAGTTCAACGCTGATGCTTTTATGCGGACGCTCAAAAAGCATGAACCCAGAAAAAATCTCTGCCGGTTTGTAGCTGCACCGGATGTTGTCGGTTCTGCGATCAGAACTCTGGAGTGCTTCCAGCGTTGGAGTCCAAAGTTGACCGGCTGGCCGATTGCGCTCGTCTGTCAGGATGGACAAGAGAATCTCTCAATTCCTTGGGATGAAATCGACGCGATCTTTATCGGTGGATCAACTGAATGGAAAATTTCCCGTCACGCTGCTGCGATTGTCAAAGCGTCTAAGATTCTGGGAAAGTGGTGCCATATTGGGCGAATCAATACTCCCGGCAGATACGAATACTTTGAGGAACTCGGAGCAGACTCATGCGATGGAACTGGACTCGCGAAATATTCGCACATGAGAGAATCCATAAGGCGGTCCATTGAAAATCCAAAATTGCTATGAAATCAAACAAACCCATCGTTGCTGTTGACCCTGGTGTCGGCGGCGGATTCGCAGTCAACACACCGGACGGAATCGTCCTGTTAAAGATGCCGGAATCACTGCCGGACATCTGCGCGCTGATCAATCAGCTAAAGGTGGCCAACTCAGAGTTATGGATCGAGGAGCTTCCGAACTTTGTGTCCCCCATGACGAAAAGCTCGTCGATGGCCGTGCTTCACAGAAACCTTGGTCGGGTTGAAGCTGCTGCATACGCATACGGATACGCTCTTCACAGAGCAGCTCCAAAAGCGTGGCAGGCTCCGTTAGGACTCGGCGGGAAAGCATCGTGCAAGGATTATTCCGATTGGAAGCGCAAGCTCAAGGCGAAGGCCCAGGAATTGTATCCACACCTAGATGTCACGCTTAAGAACTGCGACGCCCTGCTGATTCTGCACTATGCCATGGGAGGCGGCAGATGATCCGCAGATCCAATCGCCCTCCAACGGAGAGCGAGATAAAGCAAATGCTCATCGCGGCCTTCTGCATGGGCATGATCATCACATCCGCGTACTTCATCCTGTTCATCCTCAAATGAGCGAGAATAACCTGAAACCTCTCGCAGAGGAGACGGACGTTGATACGCTTCGAGCGGCCATCGCAGAGTACCAATGGTTGGCCAAGACCTTATTCAAATCTTTGGGGTGCGGATGCTACGGAGGACATGACCTCTGCTACAACTGCACCCAAGCTGAGAGACACTACAAACACACAACCGAGACATACAAATAATGAGCGCAATTAAACAACAGACAATCCGAGTGGCAGACGCAGATGAATCCACGCCAAGAATAGACTTCGCCTACATCGACAAGAAGTACAAGGAATGGCTGGTTCGACGTGGATTTTCCAATGAACTTGGAAACGAACTTGGAATGCGACGGCCAAACGGACGACGTGGCAAACGAATTGACCCTGATGAAATCTGAAATTACGCGAGAACAACTGTTGAAGGAAGCGCCTCGGCTGATCGAGTATGCCATTCTTCGCGGCTGGATGACTAAGCCCAAACCAAAATCTGATGACGCTTGGCATTGCAGTGGATCAGGACATCTCGACGACGCTTCAGACGATGAAATACAGGAACTCCGCAAAAAACTCAGTGGAGGTTGAACTCCTCTCCGACGACGTAGAGATACGGATCGGAGAAACCAAGTGGGCAGGCGTGGCCTACATGCGAGAAGGCAAGAGCAAGGTCTACGTTCGAACCAAAGCCGAATTCAAGGCCAAGTTCGTTCTGGTCGATGCGAAGCCCTAACCTATACATCGCCGCACAAGAGCAGCTCTTTGCGAAGTTTCAGTCACGCTCCATCGCCATCCAGCATTGGAGCAAGTACCTGATGACTCCCAAAGAGCTTGCTCTCCTTTTTCAGAAATTAGAGAAATCAAATTCTGTTCTTCGCGAGATAGCCAAGACTGATCTTGGCCAAAGTGGGGAATTAGCGAGAAAACAACTTGGAATCGAATGAATCAATCAAAGATCGACCGTGCGCGTGCGTGGATTAGAAACACGCCAGGAGCCGTCAGCGGACAAGGCGGTCATAACGCAACCTTCGCAGTAGCAACCGCGCTCATACACGGTTTCGAGCTGAATGCGGGGGATGCTGAGACGCTCCTGCACGAGTACAACGCGAAATGCCTCCCACCGTGGAAGCCGAACGAATTGGCGCATAAGCTCGATCAGGCATCCAAGGTTCCGCACGACAAGCCGCGTGGATGGCTTCTCGAATCGAATTCCGGCATGGGGCAGGGCGGAACTCCAGTATCACCCACCGGCAAGTTCGTGGTACGAAAGATCCAAGCAATTCCGCAATCGGACTTTCGATTTTCAACCATAGATTTCTTAAAAGCCTGCTTCGAGCCGGATGAAGTTGTCTGCATCTGCAATGACATCGTAAGCGACGACGAAGGTCGGACTCGGCCAAACTCCAAGGGTACATTCCTCAAGCGCGACGAATGGATTAAGAACCATTTCACGCCGCCCATCAGCGCCATGTGGAACGGTCCTGACAGCCGTGGCGCATACGTCCGCGTCAATCCGTGCTTCGATGAGAGTGGTTCTGATTCCGGCGTGGCAGCATTCCGCCATGTGCTGGTCGAGATGGACGAGAAGACCAAGGACGAGCAATGGACGATCCTCAAGGAGTCGAAGCTGCCGATGTCCGTCGTCATCGATTCCGGCGGCAAGAGCTTGCATGGATGGGTACGAGTCGATGCGGCGAACAAGGAGGAATGGAACGAGCGTCGTGATGTCGTCTATCGCCAGTTAGAAGCTCTAGGCATCGATCCGAAGAACAAGAACGCGAGCAGGTTCAGCCGGTTAGCCGGTGTGATGCGCGATGGCAATGAGCAGAAGCTGTTGGCCATCAATGTGGGCGTCGTGAACTGGGATGCGTTCACGGACTATCTGGAGTCGCAGGACATGCCTCAGGAGTTCTCGCTCGATAGCATCATCGAGTACGACCCGAAGAATGATCCTGACAATCTGATCGGCGACAGGTGGCTACGTCGCGGTTCATCGCTTCTCTTCGTAGGCCAAAGTGGTTGCGGCAAAAGCTCGATGGCCGCGTATCAGGGGATGAAGTGGGCGTCCGGTGAAGCGTGGTTTGGCGTAAAGCCCGTCCGGGCGTTAAAAGTGGCTTACATCCAGGCGGAAAACGACATCGCCGATCAGCATGACGCACTCAAGGGGGCGGCTCAGATGACGTTTGGAAAGGAGAACTGGGAGCGAGGATTGCGGAGCGTTGACATGCTCTTCTTCCGTGAAACGGTCCGAACCGGAACAGACTTCGCCACAATGCTCCGCCGCCTCGTTCGCAAGACCAAGGCTGACGTGGTTTACATCGATCCGCTGCTCTCCTACATGGGTGGCAATCCTGCGGATATCGAGGTCTGCGCGAACTTCACCCGACACCTTCTCCAGCCGATTATGATGGAGACAGGTGTTGTCCTGGTACTCGTCCATCACTTCCCAAAGCCGAAGGGCAAGGACGACAAGCCTGAGAGCGTGGCAGATTTGGCCTACTCAGGATTCGGATCGTCGGATCTGACGAACTGGGCGAGAGAGGTGATTGTGATGAAAGAGGTTGGATTCAACAACCCGCGCAAGTTCATGCTCGGCATGGCGAAACGGGCCGACCGTTCCGGCATGACTGACAAGGAAGGAAAAGTCACCGGATCAATTATGATCCAGCGTGGCACGGGCGGCGACATCTCATGGAACTACGCAGAACCTGAGAAGTTCGTCGTCGATAAGGAGTCGGCTAGGAAACCCTACTCCAAAGGACGATATCCTAAGCGTTAGCCTTCTCGCGCATGGCGCGGCGACGGCCTTTCGCAGCGAGCGATTGGAACTTCGCCTTGCCGAGCTTCTTGCGTCCGATGTAAGCCGCAAGAGCGCGAGGCTCTCTCACACCCTTCTTCTCAAGACTGCTGATTAGCTTCTCGTAACGCCCACCACCACCAAGTTTCATCTTGTCCATAAATTCAAATAGGGTTTGAGGTTAAAACCGACAGAACAATCGCCAGAATCCAAGCGGCGCATGACCAAAATTTAGGCGTCGTCTTGTCCTTCGCCGTCGCGCAGTTATGCCGCGCGCGGAAATTCTTACGACGCTCAGGATTGTCGCGTTTGATTTCCATGTTCGGATCGCCGAACCGGACGATGACAACCTTGCCAGCCGGATTCTTGACGTACACCGCGCTCTTCTTCCGCTCACCAGGCGTGTAGAACGGCTTGTT